AGATGCTGCAATCATATGGGGTGAGAAAATTTGTTCTGCCCATGGTGGTAGAGTACGTGTTCTCTCTGGTGTGAATGGTTTAGTGATCTGTTGGAAATATTTTTCTGTTTTAGATGGATGAAGTGTAGGCGAAACATCGAAGAACACACCGGTTACTTTCTTTTTTGAGGTAACCACGTCATACCCGAATACTGGCATGAGATAGTTTGGATCGGGATATGCTGCAACGTGCATCATCCAGAGTCCCTTTTCTTCTCGTTTGTCAATGATAGAGATGTGACCTAGTGCTAGTTTATCTGAGGTGTAGACTAGATTAGTATGGTCGGGGTGTTCTTGGAATGGTACTTTGGTTGCTTTGCCGAAATGCCCCTCAAATAATATAGAAAACGACTCTGATAGTCGTATGAATTCATCCCACATATTATGGTATCCTTTGTGATATCTCTTTGATGATAGAGAGTTGAAATTGAAATCCTTTTCTTACTTCTGATATGTAGTCGGGCGAAAGATCGGTCGGAACGAAGGTTCGAAAGTATGATCTTGCTTGAGTGATGTCGGGAAACTGATACACTGATGATGAGGTGGGGTAATGTTTTTTGAGTATCTGCCCCCCAAAAAGAAGTGCCATATAATTGAGGTAGATATGAGGCGAAGGGTCTGAGAGAGCACGTATGTGCTTCTGATAGGCAATTGCGGGTAGGGGTGGCGACATAATAGGCAATTCTAGAATATCGTTCTTGAGTGAATCAAGACGTTGATATTCGGGAGAAATGTGAGATTCAAGGGGTTCTAGTATTTTATACTGTGCGATCAACCATTGTGCACGATCAAAGGGAGATTGTTTGCCTTCGATCATGGTTTGAACAAAAGGGGTCGAATCTACCTTATCGTGTAAATCTTTAGTTTCGTCTCGAATATTCATCAATGGTCTCTATCAGGAGTTTGGTATGATCATCCCGCTTTTCCACATAGACCTGATGTCCCGGACCACCACCATACATGTCATCTACAGCAATGATGGTGACGAGTTGTTCAATAGGCATACCAGTTCGTTCTTCCCACATGATTGAATATGCTGCTTCTTGTGCGAAATAGTTTTTGATGTAGTTTCGACGTTTTGCTTTTCTGGAGGTTTTGAAGTCAATGACTGATACCTTTCCGTCAAATTCAGCAATACAATCGACACGCCCAGCAAGACGTAAATGGTTGCTGTAAAGAGGACATTCCTGCGCGTAAATCTTACCGACTCTTTCATCTAATACACCCTTAATCGTTAAGAAAGAACCAATTGTAGAAGGCATATAACCATTGCGGTAATCAGGGCAGTTATCCAAATACTTTTCGACCAACTCATGAACTGCAGTACCTCGCCGAGAAGCACGTGTAGAAATTTTATTAGCTTCATCCTCACCAACCCTTGCTCGCCATTTAGCAATAGATTCTTCCGATAAAATTGATAGTACAGTGGTAACGGATGGGTATGCGTTACCTTCCGGTGTTATATATCTTCGTTGACCATCAATTTCAGTAGTTTCTAGATCTTTGTAGGGTAAAATATTTTCGTTATGTTCAAACACGGGTTTGTTCCATTCCCCTTCCATCAGAGATATCTGACTCATCTTTTCGCTCTTGTGCTTTTGATAATGGTTTATTATACACTTCCACGCGCATGTTGTCAAGTTTAGGTATCTTGAATGAGTCATGATTGTGATGAAACACAAATTCGGTCTTGGGAAATTCTCTAAAAATATCACGCCAAACAGGTCGCCAGTTGTTTAGCAGTCTGAAATTGTTGGAGTCGCTCCTGTCTGATGACAAGTACACATCGGTGATGGATCGCATGTTGAAATCAAATATGGTGTCGAATCCATACAAGTGCACCTCGTCTGCCTTGTGCTTTGCGCAGGCATAATGCACTGCCATATGACCACAATTAAAGTTGGTCGCATTGACAGCATACTTGGGCACGTGCGTGTAAAACTCTTTGATGTTGGGTGCATATTTCATGTAGAATGCTGCACGAGAGTTCATCCATATACGTGGTCTTGTGCCGAGCACCCACATATACTGATCAATGTTGATTGACCCCTCGGTAAGTGCTGCCATCATCTTAAAATCCACCATGCAGGTAGCATACACCTCTTTGGGCGGCACCTCAAACGGAGGCATATTACACAGCAGTTTCATACCATGCCTTGGTTTCTCAAGATAGTAGGATGCCTTGTCTCCGTTGCCTAGTACATGAATCACTTTATTGGTCATTATAAATCTTCTTCTCTATTACATAATTACCTTTCTGTCCAGTCCAGTGCATGCATAATTTATTGGGAGAGTCTTGACCATCCAATAACTGTATGCGCAACCAGTTGTATTTGTTGGGCAGTGTAGTTATATATTTTTCTCTTAGAATGGCATTGTTGCCTAACATGGCATGCAACACCTCTTGATCACCCTGTTTTGCTCTGGTAGAGCATTCTTTGACCCAATCTCGCAAAATGACAGGAGTTCCACGCACACCCACGAATCCTGAGTTGTGCCATGTCTCACCTCTGCGCTTGGTCCATGGTTTGTCTTCTACCATTGCGAGTTTGTTGTCCTCGATGAGATCAAACGCGCCTGAAATGTCACCCAGCACCTCGATGTCTGTGTCAATCCAGATCTTTTCTTCGCATGGTGCGTTCATGAGTGCGCGAGGTTTATAGAACCATCCTTGATACTGCTGTGGTGGTAGTTGGTAGACCTCATCAAATAGTGATAGTGCAAGCAAACGCATCTCGGTTGACACACCGAAATCACAAAATGCAATAGGAACATTATTGTGCTTGCGATAATTTTTTAAAAACCACTCTAACTGCCATTCACAGTTTTTGTCGCACCCCGTGATGAACATTCTATTTGACATTGTATATACCGTAAGTTGCTTCATTCCATGAGTGTTTGGACATACAACCACCCTTTCTCTGAATAGTGGTGAAAGAGTCTCTTGCCTCTACTGGCCATGGGTAATATTCTTGCAACCATGGAAAACAACTGGTGTTTAAGAATAAATCTGTAGGTCCAGCAAGTTCTTGATCCACTGCTGCGCTGATAAATGCTCGTGCTGCTTCGGGTTTGACTCTGTATGCGTGAGCACCACCAAAATATTGCTTGTGTGTGAGAGGATTGACCCCTATTGTCTGCGGTTGGTTGAATTTTCCGTAACTAGGTTTACCGAATGTGATACACCCCTGATAGGGGACATTTGGGATTGGAGAAACGGCAACGGCATCATGCTCAAATATTGTCACCTCTTCCTCGTGTATGGCACACCACTCCCATATACGAAAATGAGACATAAAAGCAGACATACAATTAAGTTGGTATGAATTGCCCTGCTCATTGAAAAACTGATAGTTTATGCCGCGACTCTCAAACATACGGACGGGGTCATCTTTGGGTGTGGTTGCTTTCCACACCTCAACGGGGAAGTTTTTAACCGATTTGATGCAACGCTTTGCTGCTGACTCGGATGCTGCCATGCCTTCGATGGTGATAACAAATGCTTTCATGTTGATGTCGATGATCCTGTATCCGCAATACGAGTGACAAATGGATATAAACATCCCATCTTGTCTGCTCCTACGAGTTGTCGGCACATGAGAGCATCATTTGGCCATGCGCCATATTCACGGGCAAGTTCAATCATTTTCTTTGCCCCTTGTGGTTTTATATAGTAGGCAGAGTTTCCGGGTAACCCTGCAGGCACGTCGAAGGTTGCAATTGCAGGAACCGGCACCACTCGCTGACCCTTCTGTCCACCAAAGTTGACAATTGCCTTCTCGTATGCTAAAGCTTTGGGTGTGCATCCCGGTTGTGGTTGATTGACTGAGATAATCCACTCATCACGTGAAGCAAGAAAGTCTGGATCTATCTTGTTTTGAAATCTTGCATCGTGTTCTAAAATAAGGTAAGGTTCGCCTGCCTCAGCACATTCCATCCATAAACGATAATGAGATAAAAAACATGCCATTCTCTTTGCTGGTACAGCAGTCTGGTACCCTGTCTTGGTGAGACCAGATTGCATGTCACGCACTACCTCACCATTCCACGGGTAGTTCCACTTCAGCATGTACCGGTTCATTTGGTCTTTGACTTGTGGAGGTTCCGTTGCTTGAAATGACGCAATCTGTAAATCATTGCCGCTATTGACTGCACTATTGCAGATTGCGTCAAAAAAGTTATAGAAATTATCTCTTGCTACATGAAACCCTTTAAAAGAGTTCATGATGATGACTTTTGTTTTCATATTCCGTATGACGTACTCAGGTTTTGTTTGTTAAATTTAAATAGCGTCATGTACTGCATTCTCACGTTGTACGAGTTGATCATAAAATCAGACTGATCTAACCCCTCCCAGTTTGCAGCACCTAACATTTTCAATGCTCCCTTTGGAGTGATAGCATATGCTCCCGTGCCCGGTGCCATGTTGCTGCCCTTCCAGTTATTCTCTCTGTAGTACTGCAGAGGGTAGTTGTCTGGTAGATCTCTCGGCACATTTGTTTTAGGAAACTCAAACGACTCGTATTTCTTCAGTCCTAGTTTGTTTGGTGGTCTGAACACATGATCAGCATTCAGTATCAAATACTCATCAAATTCATAGTCTTTCCAAGATCCTATACAGATTGCATCATGCTCTATAAATGCGCACGGTTCATCTAATTCTACCACTTTTTGCCAAAAGGTCAAGTGGTTCATTGCGCAACTAACTTTGGTCTTAAACCTGTTCTCGTTCTCTTTCTGGAAGTTAAGCAGTCTGCTCTGCTCTTTGATGGTAGGATATTCTCCTAGTGTCCTTGGTGTTATACCCTTCGTCAGTGTTGGTTCCCAACCAGACTTGACATTGAACGACCTAAGTGCATCCTCTGCCTGTAGGATAGATGGCGAGTGATTGCTGATATAGTGTATAAATGCTTTCATGATATAAAATATAGCGGTACTTTATTATTTTGCATAGTCTGTCTGCCTTAAATACTTCTCAATCTGTGCTCCGCCATAGTAACACTCGTGCGTGTCACCGTATGGTTGCGAGAGTATTTGATAAAACCCTCTTTCTGCTGCCAGAAGACTTCGCTTCGAGTGTAACTCTTTGAGTCGTTCTCTGCTCCACAGTTTTCTAGGATGCAGTATCAACGGGTCCATGATATAACCTCCCCAGTCGTTGCTGATGCCGGGGGATGGTTTCCATCGGTCTGCCCATAGTTTCGGCACCTCTACCAGACTGTCCAGACTTTTGTGTCTTGAAGTGCGTGTACCAAACCCTATTGCTATGTTCTCGTTGTAACTCCTTTCGAGGTATTGTGTCAGATCAGCAATCTTTGAGAGTCTAGTGTCGTATCGCATGCGTACAATCATGTCGTAGTCTTCGGGCACCTCACCCAGCAGCATGTCATGAGCAAAGATCTGCTTTGATTGATGCCGCATTCGCTCGTATAACATGAAATCTGTTTTGATTCTCTCGCGCAGCGACCATGTCTTTGCTACGGGCGGCATCACTTCCTCTGGTACATCAGCAAGGGGGTGATACGATATCTTAGGTTCCGGGTGCAGGAAATAATCCTGTGTGTGCTTTCGTATGGTTTTCTCTTGATCGTGATACGTTGCATAGAACACATCACCACCAAATTGTTGCTGTGCTATTGCTAGATTTTGTTTTACATCACCACGGGGTATGCCAGACATGCATATTGCGACTTTCATTATATACCTCCGGGAACATGGTGTAAAGTTTTCTGCATATATCTTGTCAACCCTACACCGCCACCATAGTTTTTCCTGTCCTCTGGATTTGGCCATGGTTCACATAGCACTTGATAAAATCCAAGATTCGCAGGTCTGAGTTCTCTTTTCCTATCGAGTTCTATGGCATGTCCTCTTCTCATCTTATACTTCGGGTGAATGTTCATGAAGTCAACCATAGATCTCCACATCTTGGCATTGTCTTTTTCTGCCAAATATAACTCGTTGCGGTGGTTCTTGTTCTTATCTTGACTGCCACCCCAACTACCAAAACTAATCACACGGTCATGCTCGTAACTTTCTTTTATGTGCGATGCCCAGTCATGTGCTTGTCCCACTGAAGTGTCATATCGCATGCGAATGATTATGTCATAAGAGTCATCAAGATAGTCACACGCGAGTTGGTGCGCGAGCACCTGTTTGGTCATCCATGGCCATGCCTGATTGTGATAATGGTTTTTATAGCAAGAGGGGTGATTTATTCTGAGGTTCTCAGTTTGGTAGCAGTTGTAAGTAATCATGGGTTCTGGAAATACCACAGTCTGCACACCTTCAGGTTTGGGTTGTCCCATCCATGTTGTGTATAATACACGATCAGCAAGATCTGTGATGACCTTGTGATCCTTTCTCCATCCATCAAAGTGACGGTACAATCCTGAATAACAAACTGCTACTTTCATTTCCAAAACTTTATTGTTGCTTCGTGATATTTCTTCTGACCACCAGACACATTGAAACCTCTTTTAGACAAGAAGTCATAAGCAACTTCCCAACGATTATCTGTCCCCGTGTAAAGTTCAGTCTTTGCTGCACACTCGATCTCGCCCCTCTTCACTCTATCTAGGTACGGTCCCATCCCACGCAACACATTGATGTCGTTGCCTTGTGCATCGCAGTGTAGATACTCAATAGATCCGTTAAAGAATCTCTGTCTAAAAAAGTTTTCTAGATTCACGGTGTTGACCTTGATGGTCTCGATCATCACAAAGTCATCCCGACCTAACCACTTGTCGTTGATGTCTTCGGGAAACTCATATAAACTGCTGCACCCGTATGGGTGTACAGGTTTATCGTCGTTCTTGGTCTCTGGATCGCTAATGTGAAAGTCTCTCACCGAATCCTTTTTGTCTACTGCTGCTTCATAAATGTATACGTCTTTATAATTCTTAAACTTCTCGTCGAGCAAAGGATAAAGATAAGGAACCGGTTCAAAACCAATCACGGGCAGATTAAATCTGTCTAGGTATCTCTCCGTGTGGAATCCATCACTGACTCCCACCTCCAAGACTATATTGTCAAAGGGAATCACTCGTTTGTCTGTAATAGGTAAGGTCATAATGTTGTGTACGTCTTGTTTTCAGTTTTATATGTCAGATGATATAGTCCGTCCTCAACTTTCCATATGTTCTTCTTTGTCTGTGGGTCCACACCGGATAAACAGTTGCGAACTAGGCAGTGGTCTTCATCTCTGTTGAGAATATATCTGACGGGCACTCCACTGTCGTTGACCATTTGCCTTGCAGCAACATGCTGCGGAGATCTCATCATGCCGTTCTTCAGATATTTATTAGGCATCAACATCGATGGAGTCAGGTACTGTTGCAACTTGCTGTAGTTGCTGTTCAGTTTTTTGATTGTCTTGCTGCTACCAAGAAACCACCAGTCGCACAGGTGATGCGTGTTCCACTCTCTAGCACCAGAAACTCCCTCATTTTTCTCTAACCAATTGCTGTGTTGCACATACAAATAGTTTGGATCATATGATGAGAAATCAAAGGGAACATGCCAAGCAAGATCAAACCGTGTGAGAAATACTAAGTCATAGTCCTCCTGCAGCATGTCAGTGGCAAGTTTTTGTGAGTAAAACCTGCAGTGAGTTCCATAGTATTTTTCAGGAACATTAAATTTAGGTGTGCTCTCAATTACACAATGCTTTGGTTTATACAACTCCATTGCTTTTGTACTGTAAGGACTCTCCCACGTGTGAAAGTACACATCGTAGTCATCCTTTAAAACACCAAAGTATTTGTAATGATCGTAGCATATCTGAGGATCAATGTACTCTGCATCAATGTTTTTTGATCTGGTTGATGTCTGACCCACACCACCATACAGTACAAATGCTACTTTCATCGGTTGTCAATGATCCAGAACCTGCGCAGTCCATGCTCCCACCGTTCGTCTTCTACTGCTACCCAATCGTAGCGGTGACCTATATTAGGATTTCCAGACCTACTGGCATTCAGGTCACTGTCATCATATCTTGTCCAGTTACAATTATTCTGGTCTAGTATCTTCTCAACAAAGGCAGGAGATGGTTTGGTGCCAATGCCGTTCACTGCCTGATCGTTTGCGCTTTCTGCCTCTCGAATCTTTATCTCAAAATCTGGATCTAAACTGTCACACACCTCTGTTTCTAAGAACAGCACCTTTGTGTGTTTTATAGCAGTCTCAAGGTCTCTTTGCCAGTTGTCTAGATGATACAGTACGCCCCAGTGAATTACAAAATCAAATTGTTTTTGAAATGCGTGGTCCCAAGGTTTGTCTTGGTCTAGCAGCATCAACTCCTGATCTGGGTTGATCTTTGCAAACCCTGCTGGGTGTGTGGGTCTGCCATCAGAGAATGTCATTTTGCAATTGAAGCGATCAATGAGTTCTCTGCCGGTATGCCCGTATCCGCATCCCAGTTCCAGTCCGGTTGCGTCCTTAAAAAAGTCTTCACCCATGACAGAGACAATCTTTTTAATTCGTGTCTCTCTCCATGGTATATAACCACCCTCAAACTGTGCGGTAGACATTATTTTTTTTCCTTGAGGTAGTATTCTAAATCTTCGGGAGTTCCTAGTCCCCACATTGCTGCAGCATTACTGACTCGAATTTCTTTACCGTCTTCGATTGCCTCGTTGAATACAGGGCACACATAAAACTCATTGTTTACACGCACATCTTTCTCAATCATCTGCTCTGCATACTTGACAAAGTCAGATCCATGCTTCCAATAGTAATACCCAACGGTTGCACAATCACTAATGGGGTTCTTCTCTGCCACTTCGGTGACCAATCCAGTTTCATCATCAACACGAGCATATGACCACTTGGGATGCGTTGCCTTGAATGAGACAATGCCACCGTCTGCTTGTGTTTCTTGCATGTCGTACATAAACTGTACAGGGTCCCAGTCTACCCACTGGTCACTGTTTGCGAAGAATAGTGGCGCATCATTGTCAATGTGTTCTTTTGCAAGCAATGCAGTGCATGCTGCACCCTCGGTGATACCATCAACCTCTACGATCTTGCAGTTAGGAGCAATCAAAGGCAGCATGTTGTCTAGGTGGAAATGCTCTCGGTGTGCCTTCTGGCAGACGAATATAAAGTTTGCTTCAAGTCCAAGATTTTCTACCACCACCTGAATCATAGGTTTACCGTTTACATCGATCAGTGGTTTGGGGAATGTATACCCCGCTTGTTGGAATCTTGACCCTGCCCCTGCCATGGGTATGAGCACGTTTAGTTTATCGTCTTTCCATTTATTCATAATCTCTGACACCTCCAGTTTAGGCATAATATTTTCTTTAGTCACCTCATAGGGATTTTCTACTCTTATATATGATGCCCTAGATCTTGCTGCTGCAAGAAGTCCCGGCGGTGAGTCTTCCACAATGACAGTCTCTTCTGGTAAGCAATTCATCATGGACATTGCTTTCCAGTATATCTCCGGGTGCGGTTTAGAGTTCTTGACATCTTCGTTAGATAATATCACAGAACAATATTCTATTAAACCAGACTTTGCCAGTGCTGTCAAGACAGTTCTACGAATGCTATTAGAACATACCCCAATCATGTAACCCTGATTCTCTAACTCTTTGAACAGGTCAAGGGCATGCGTGTTGATGGGGAGATCATGCATCATCTCCACCGTCTTTTTCTGTTTCAGGTCAAATATTGCTTCGTGTCGATCTACAGGTAGTCCCACCTTCTCGGTGAGCATTTGCAGTTTCTCTTTTGTTTTCCTACCATCGTATATGTTCCGGTGATCTTCGGGTGAGATTGCATATCTGTCTGTGAGTGCGTAGTTCAGTGCTTCATAGTGTATCTGTTTGGCATCAACCAGCACACCATCAAGATCAAATAGTATCAGTTTTATCATAAGTAAGTCTCAATGTAATCAGAGCATATACCCCGAAACCCCTGTTCTTTCCAAGGATAGTCTTTACCTTTTGCCACAGTGATGCAGATGCCCGGACCCTTCGGTGCCCTCAGTCCCGGATATGCCCATATCCAACCACCAGAGGTCAGCGTGTAATCATCCTCTTGATGCCAGAAAGCATTGAAGGTGTCGGTAGTCACAGCAAGTGCCTCTACAGTTTTACAGTGAATGACGAGACGCTCTCTTCGCTTGGTCAACCATGACCAGTCAACTTCGTATTGCGGTTCATCGTGTCCAAGATAGCAATACGGATCGTGCACGTCTTTGACCCACACATCCACCTCAACCAAAAACTTAGGGTTGCTGTACAGTGCTTGATCAATGTATGCAGGTTTGTTTTCGAACTGTGGATCTGGTCCATCAATGTTACCACGGTGTGAAATGTATATCATATCATTTGCATCAGACTAGCGAGGTCTTCTCCTTTATGCGGTAGTTTGTCTTTTAAGAAAAAGTGTACAAAGTCACATTCGTTAATCTTTGTGTTTGCGGTGAACAACCCGTTGAATTTATAGGGTAGTTTAGTGTGCGGTATCTTCTGTTTCTTTATCCACCAGTTGAGTAGTGTTTGATCAGTGCTCCACTTCCAAGGACCCACACCATCTACGAATCTTTTGAATTCATATCGATTGATAAACTGGCGTGGACTGTCACCGTTCAGGTAAGGCAAGAGTCCCTTGTTGAACACCATGACTCCCATGTTCATAAACTCAGCACCGTTGTCGTTCCATTTCCAATCAACATCTTTGAGTGTGAGGTATTGCATGCGAGAATAGTTTTGAATCTTGCTGTAGTATGCAGGCGTCAGTGGCATGTCACGCTCAACGCATGCACCAAAGACAGTCCCCTCTTCCATCGCATCAAATATATTTGCAGAGTTCTGCCTCACGAAAACATCAGCATCAACAACTGCTATCTCGTCATACTCCCCGAGATGTTTGAATGCGTTTTCTTTCTCATATATTGGGAGGAATCCACCATGCTTCGCAGTTGCCTCCTTACTACGATTTGTCATGAAAGGATCAGGCGCAATCCTTAGCAGGGGTTGCCTCTGTATGAAGTGATCGATATGATGCTGCTTACAATACTCAGCAACACTTTCGATGCAGAAATTGTATAGTTTCGATTTAGCATTTTCGCCCAATGCTACTTGATATATTAGTCTTTTCATCCTACGTGTTTCTTCCCTAACATGTGCCGCAGGATTGCAGCACCCCCGTTATAATTTAAATGTTTTCTTTCATTTAGGCACAAGACCTGCCACCATGCCCACTCTGCAGCAAGCAACTGCTCAGTTTCGTACCAGTGATTTACAAGTTTAGTGTCAAACCACTCCGGTTTAAACATAACAACACAATCTAGCATCCTTTGATACCACATTGGGTTGTCATCTCTTCGGCGTTCTATGTGGAAGATTGATCTTTCAAACTTTTCTCTTGTCTTCAACCACCTCATAGAGTCATAGGCATCCATCATGCAACCCACTGGTTCATTCCATTTCATCACATAGTCCATGAATCGTTTAAAGTCCACGTTGTGCGACAAGAGACAATCCCACCTCACTCTAATATATAGATCCGGTGGTTCACCCTCAAGTCGTAACCTTTCAATCAACCTTGCAGTTGAGATTATCTGCAAGTTTCTGGTTATGTGTCCCGGTTGCGGGTACGTGTCTAATGATAGATTGCTGTAACGCGCATGTCTGCTCAGTTGATCTTTCCACTCTGGGGCATCAAGATATTTGGGGATGTCTTTGTAAGGATTGTAATGCACTTTTGGCATAGGATCCGTGTGCAGGAATTTCTTAGCATGACGAATGTATTTGTTTTCTGGTACGAGAGCATTGTGCATTTCCTCTCTATCCCAAGTATGATAGTATACCTTTACATCATAATCATTTGCCTCCACTAATCTTTCATGTATTCTGTAAAGGCAGTCTGTCAAGTGCCGGTAGTCACATGACGAAGGGTATTGACCAGTTACTAGTACTTCAACTCGCATTCTGATAGTCCTTCAAATCAAAATCCGTGCCGTGCATTTTGTACACGTCTCGATCATGATTTGTCCAGACTAGAATTTCAGGATCGTCCACCAAGAAGTCACAAGATTTACAATAGTCAGGATAATCACCGCTTCGATGAGCGTCACGGAGCGCAGTGTATTCCACACCGTTCCAAATATCTTCGATAGAGTTTTCTGAGGTGTGCCCGAGGACTGCTTCTTCGTCTCTTCCGAGGACTTGGCAGCAAGGGTGAACAGCACCTCTTTTACCATCAAGACCACCAGCACGAATGACAACGTCAGGACTAAAAGGTCTGCCACAGGTTTTCTTCTCCCCTTGCCGTGCGCTCACGGGATCGTAGACCCCAGACCAATTATGCATCTTCCAAATTTCTGTTTTGACTCGTAGTTTCTCTACGATGTTTTTATATTGTGTGAGTTCTGATTCCAGCAACACTGGGTCAGTCTCAGTCATGAGATGGTATGTCGCAACTACGCAATCACTCTCAACTTTCTCCACATACTCCTGCATTCGTTTGACTTTGTCCCATGTGTTACCAAAGGTTCCGCCTATACGATTATGCATCCACTTTGCATATTTAGTAGGATGAGATCCAATCCAAGAGAATCTGTAAAAGTCTAGTCCTGCATCGACGCAGTCCATCATGAAGTTGCCCTCCATGCGATACCCGTTCGAGAAAATAAATGCTTTCGCATTGTACTTCTTGACAATCTCGATATATTCTGGTAAGTTGCGATTCAGTGTTGCCTCACCACTACCATCAAGATTGACCACGCGGAGACCATGCTGTGCGCAGTCTGCTACATTGTCTTCAAACTCTCGCAGAGACATCTTTTTGAGGAAGTCTTTGTGTCTACCCCCTGTACGCATGTCTTGTGGACACATAGTACATGAGTAGTTGCATCCCCCGTTTACTTCTATAACTGCTCTATCGATTTTCAATGAATTTTTCCAAGGGTTCTTTATATGCATTCAATTTATTATGTAGGACTGCTCTATTTCTCTTAAAATCTTTAGTCCAGAGCATAAGATTTACATTGTCATTTTTGGGCGAGAAGAACCATTTTGCTTGAGGATTATGATGTCTTATGATTCCAGAGTTTCCTACGATCACTGTGGGTTTGAGCATCATGCGAGCAACATAGTGCCACATACCATCATAACCAAAACAATACTCCGAGGTTTGTATGTGATAAAACACTTCTCGAATTGGCGTTCTGTAATCAATCTGAGTTATCTTGTAACCCTGTTTATTTAAATGATGTTCTACCTCATCCCAGTGTTTATCACTGTAACTTGTTTTCCATGCTGCAGGAGTTTCTGAGTTGAACCTGCTTCTCCACATCACAACCTTTTTGTCTGTGGTGGGATTATCGTATACGTGGGAATTAAACTTCCAAGAGTTTATCATGTATGGGACCAGTGTTCCGGAGGCACCACTAATTTCAACGTCCCATAAATTTAAGATCATCTCGCCTTGGAATAGATCATCAACATCGAAATTGTATACGTGCTGATAGGTGACATTCTCCTTTTCGTGACACATAGAGTGGAAGTAATCTATCTTCTCAAATATAGATTCTGGATCTTCGGGATGGTGGACATAATCCGGTCCATGCTTCCAGTAGTATATGAGATGAATTGGAATCTGTAGAAGATGCGACAAATAGAATGCTGATGACATGGTGAACATAAAATCACCAGCACCGGGCGTCCCCCTTACAAGAAGGGTTCTGTCTTCTATGCGCCACCTTCTGTTTTTGTTTCTTGAATCGACAAAGTAAATATCAGTGTCAATTGGTGGATGATACTTCACACATTATATTTCCGTTCAATCTCTCTCAACCTTTCTGTTTCTGCTGATCTGCTGCCTCGTGAGGCATTCTTTTGACTTTTTTTATCAGATCTGTATTTGTCCTTGCTGGTCTTCTTGTTGCGCGGATCAAATTTTCCATACTTTGCCATTACCTACCTTGCCCTCTGTATCTTTTAAAACTTGCCTTTTTCTTTTTGTTAAGGGATGCCGTTTTAAAGTTCCCATTACCAATAGAAGTTCCTTTCGGTTTACGGACAGGGCGAGGAGTACCACCTACCCCGCCACGTCCTGCCACTAAACTTCCTCCAAACGCTTCATCAATCGTTCAGCACGATTGGTCACTTGCTTGTGCCAACGAGAGTCTCGACCCTCATGTGCAGCAGTTTTCCACGCACCAACTTCTAATGCAGCGTTGAATTTTTTGAAACCAGACAGACGTGGTCTGCCCATGTTGAACATCATATTGACCACAACTTGCTGGACTTCCTCGGGAAAGGAATCAAACTTGCTTTCTCCGTATAGCACATGGCATTCGGAGATGGCAACGTCGAGGTCTTTCTCGAAACATTCCCATACCCGTTCTTCAGAGACGGGAGTTCCAAAGTCTGCCCCCCACTCCTCATCACCCTCAACAATAAGATGTCCAACACCAAACGTGTGAAGTCCAAGGTGATCCGCATACACTTCATATACTACACCTTCGTCTACCTTCAGTGTTTCGAATACTGCTTTACGATCCATTTAATTTCTCCAATGTTGCGAGCAACTCATCATACTTTGCGATTTGCTCTAGTTCTTTTTCTAGCGTCTCCATAAAGTCGCCGTGTTCTGCAACACCTACGGGATTTGCTGTAAATGTATCCCAGTTGGCAACGTGATAAGCACGTTTTCCCTGCAGGTATTGCTTCATTGCTTCTCTAATATGTAGCATTTAGTTCTCCTATTTTAGACCCATCCATTCTTTCGTCATGATGTAGTCCCTTACAAAATCTGACCTTACGATATCTTCCCATCCAAAGTTTATTATACTAAAATGTCTCATATTGTCAAGTATACTCATAAACTTGTGGATGCCTTCCTTATCCTTTTCTTGTTTAAAGTCTGTTTGGTGATAGTCTCCACAAAACATGACTTTGGTTGCTTGTCCGACTCGGGTGATAACCGAGTCTAACTCATGAAAGTTTAGATTCTGGCACTCGTCAACGATCACAATGCTTGAGTTAAAAGTCACGCCCCTGATATAAGAAGTACTACCAAAAGAGACATACCCATTATGAACCAACTTGTCCCATGCTCTCACATCGTCAAACAACTCTGTACATGCTGCCCGATATGGTCCTGTAAAAGCATCGAGTTTGTCTTCGAGTGTTCCGGGCAGATACCCCACTTCTCTCGTGGGAACAACGCTTCTTACGATATGTATTGTCTCAAAGGGACTGCTTTTGTCCATGACTTCTTCTAGTGCAAGATACAAGGCAAGAAAGGTCTTTCCTGTCCCTGCAGTACCCAACAATGCTAGATGGTCGCCATCTCGGTATGCATCCCATGCTTCTTTTTGTTTTGGTGTGATTGGATCAATAGTCAGTAGATTATCCAATCGGATGTTCATAGATTCTGTCTGCTGTTTTCTTGTCTGGGTCATATTTTGATACGATCCGCAAGGTGACCATGTCTACGACTCTTTGATGCTGCATTTTTAATATTCTGCAGGTGATTTTTCCAATCACTAGAAGTCTTGTTGATTATATTACCGGTGTGAGTTACAACACCAGCAGCTCCTAGATGCACTTGTTCGTATTCACCAGACTCAACCATTTCTTCTTTCTTTGCAATAGACACAAAATGCTCTTCTATCTCTCCGGTTTTTAAGTTTTTTAAATCATATGCTGGCATGATCCACTCTCCAACTCTCTCCTATAATTTCTCTGCTATGGTCTATGGTAGTTCCCCATTTCATATTAGTATACTGAAAACTATATGTATGGTCAATTGTTTTTTGACCTAACTTGGCAAACTCTTTTGCTATCCGACCTATGTGTCCATCTGAGTTTATTGTTATTGCTCTGTTTAGTGTGCCTATCAACTGCGTGGCGGCAGTAGGGGTAATGTAATATGCTCCGCCAACTGTTTGATGTCTCTTTTCTTTTATCCTAGCACAGTCTTTACACCAGCAACCTCTTGCTGCTGGATATTTTCTAACATCACCGTGACAAAAACAGGTGTAGTCAGATTCGTTGTTAGTAAAGTAATCCGAATCAAAATGTCTTATCAGTAAAGCATCGTGTTCTGCTACAATTATATTTTCTTGAAACACTGCGCTCAACTGCCATAATTTATGATGAGAGTACCAAATTGCTTTTTCGGTAGGACTGAAATCTCTTGGTCTGAGTGATTTTATAGTGTCAAACTCAAGTATTTCATTTGAGTAGTGTGAGATGGTTTCTGGTGTGCACCCTTGAACCAGTTTTACAGTAAACCCTTTTTCTTCCCAAGAAGGTTTTGTAACTTCCACATATTTTTGAGAAACAATATTGTCTCTCATATGAATCATATATACTGTCGGAAAGTTATTCATAACCTAATGTGGATCCCCAGTTAAGGGGATCCGCTTAGATAAAGGATCACCCCCTTGCGACTTGCGCGATTGCTGCATCTAAAAATGCTTGTTTCTTTTGCATTCGATATGCTGCATCATTTTTACCTTTTTTATTTAACTTGTGAATATAGTGTCCAAGTTCCCTAGAGTCTTTTTTTAATCTTTCTATTTGGTATGCTACCATAGGCATAAGTCTCCTTGTTATCGATTTGGATTTCACATTATCAATCTGGGATTAAGTCGGGTAATGCCTCCTTTACTATTTTTTCTGTTAATCCTTTCGCTGGTGCTTTTTTGTTGATCATCGAAACCAGAATTGCTGCGTCTCGACTGTCTATTGATTCGAGCATGTCAACGAACATTCGCTCACGTTTAATGTTAAGCAAATCTTCAGACTCGCGCAAACCAGATACGAAATATTTAAACTGCATATGAGTTTTGTTTAAGCTGCTAGGTGTCGGGGCATCTTCTGCCTGTGGGGTGTAAGGAACTGCTCCACTGGGTAGATTCCACTGGACCTTATCGTCGAAAGTTCCCTGCAATACGTCTCGCATTGCCCAATGCTGTGAGTTTTCTTTTAGAATCTGTATTCTCTCTTTACGATTCTTTGCTTTCTCAAACTTCTCAAAAATTTCCCATACTTCATAGTTCATAATTTACCTCAATATTATTTAGATCTCTCCGCTTCAATCCATTTCTTTGCTTTTGGGTTTGCAGGAGGTTTCTTAGCAAACTTAGATGCCCACTTGTAACCTTTTAAAGTTCCTGCTTTCCAATTTGCTCCATCACTATTATCTAGGATAATAAAATTCTGCTTGAAAAAACTTTGGAATTTACCAATGTTGTTTTGTACTTGCTTCCAATACTTCTCGACTTCTGCATCAGGCAGAGATCGAGCACGTGCTCTATTACGCTGCATTGCTGTTTCAAGGTCAGTGTTAACAAAAATCATGGCAGTGTCGTAACCCAACTTTTGTAGTTCTACTGCCTGAGTTCTGATCTTGTTGTAGTCTTTGCCGGTTCCATCAACAACAATACCTAGTCTCCCTTTCAGGTACAACTCTTGCTTCTTACCTGTCAGTGCTTTTGCACGTCCACGTAGTTGCTGTCCTTTATCAGAGAAGATGTTTTCTGGGTCCATCTCTAGACCCGCTTTTTTCATTGCTGTTTCGAAGGCATCGTCGGAGTTCACAACACGCATTCCTAATGCCGTGAGTGCAGTCTGACCAACGATGAAAGACTTTCCGCTGCCGGGACCCCCAGCAAGGAATACTGCTTTGAAGATGGCGGGATCGTTGACCCCTTCTGAAATGAATTGACTAAACTTTAACATGCTTGGAATGTATCTTACACCCTATGAATTCGTTATAATAATCGTCTCTTAGTAGAACGTCATTTTCAAATTGAAGTTTTGCCTCGTAGTAAGAACATTCGCCTTTTGAGCGACACAATCTTAATATCACTCTATTATATAGGCTTTCTGCCTCTGCGACTCGTTCTTTTAACGCCTCACTAGAACCATGGTAGGTTCTCCAATCGCTCTCTACAAGCGTCTTCTTGCGTCTCTTACGGGTTTTAGTGATAGGTAAAGTCTTGGTCTTCCAAAAAAACTTTTTTCCTATGTACTTCTTCCCTGTAGAAACTTCTTCTATCTCATAGACAAACCCATACCAATCATCGAGGGACTCTGGTTCGAAGTCTTTTCCCTCATACTGCCACCTGTTCAATTTTATACACCTCACCGTCTTTCACTACAAAAAATGCATCAAGTCCTGTATCTTTCAAGACTTTGTGTGCATGCTTTATGCTATTTAGGATGGGTTTACCTTGCACATTAAAAGAGGTGTTCAGTAGCACACCGTCCCATTTGGTGAGCAATTCGTAGAAAAACTTATTGGACTTCTCTGTTACTGTCTGCAATCTAGCAGTGTTGTCAATGTGAGTTATCGCAGGAAATGCCCTTCTAAAGGGTTTCTTAACATCGACAACAAAAGACATTGCTTCCATGTTTTCGAAGTATGGTGACTCGAAATATGTGGAGGCATCTTCTAATCTACAAACTGGAGCAAAAGGTCTGTACCACTCTCTGAACTTCACTTTCTCGTTTAGAGTGTCTTTCATATCGGAGATAGAAGGGTCGCACAATATAGATCTAAACCCTAGTGCCCTTGGTCCAACTTCCATTTTACCTTGGATGAGACCAACAATTTTACCTTTGGATATGTAATCTAAAATTTCATCTTGACTTGACAACACAGGATTGTAATTGTCTAATTCATCTAAGTCTATAATATCCGGACCCTGTACCTTAACCGGTTCTGTGATTTGATCTTTGTTGTAATGATATATCAATCCCATCCCTAGTCCAT